ATTTGCACGAAGAAATGGACTATTGGGAATGTCCATGGGAAATTGAAGCGTATGGCCGAGAAAAAGGTCTTTACTTCAAATTTTTGACTTATCTACAGTATGGAGAACCTGAGGAATTATGTCGGCGTTCGAAGCATATAAAGAGTACGTTGCCCTCAAAAATCACTTTACCAAAACCGATTACGACTATATCAAATACAACGGAAAAACCGGATTAAAGCACGCATCGTTTGATAAGCGTAAGGATAAGGTGTTCTTTGAGAAATTATCTAAAATTGAAAATGTATGCGAGTTTCTCATTGCTAATTTTATTGTTGATCCAAAACTATGGATCCGTGATCTCGCATATTCAGAGACTGCTCAAGTAGTTTATCAGAACTGGAAGAAACGTAATCAGTCTCTTACATATAATTTCAAAAACGACTTCAAGAAAATTCTACAAGAACCAAAAGGGCAGCAACACCCAGCTGCCCTGAGGTTATATCTTGGTAACCAGATCAGCTTAGAGTCCCTTTGTATTTTTGTTAAAATGACAAAAGCATTAGAACAGTGGGACTCTAAACTGGAATATGACCCGATATGGGATGACGTCCGATTGAAGGTTGTGAAGTATACTCCATTTATAAAATGCGATTATGAGAAGGTGAAGCAAATAATGCTTGACATTATGAGCGATATGGAGTAATATAAATAATGATGGCGATACAAATGCCATTCATACAATTGTTATACACTGTAATACGGAGATTATACATGGTAGATTTTAAGTCCCTCAAAGCAGCTTCAGGTAAGAAGTCTCTCGAATCCCTAACATCAGAACTCAATAAGCTATCAGGCGGCGAAGGAAAAGGTTCCGACGATCGTTTCTGGTCGCCAACAGTCGATAAGGCTGGTAATGGTTATGCTGTTATTCGTTTCCTTCCTCCGCCACAGAATGAAGACGTTCCTTTCGTTCGTATCTTCGATCATGGTTTCCAGGGTCCAGGTGGTTGGTATATTGAAAACTCCCTGACAACTATTGGTAAGAACGATCCAGTTTCAGAGTATAACTCTAAGCTATGGAACTCTGGTATTGAAGCCAATAAGGAAATTGCTCGTAAGCAGAAGCGTCGTCTTCACTTCATCAGCAATATCTACGTTGTCAGCGATCAGGGTAATCCTGCAAACGAAGGTAAAGTTTTCCTTTACAAGTACGGAAAGAAGATTTTCGACAAGCTGAAGGAAGCAATGGAACCACAGTTTGCTGACGAGGAAGCAATCAATCCATTCGATATGTGGGCTGGCGCTTCATTCAAGCTAAAGATTCGTAATCTTGAAGGTTATCGTAATTATGATAAGTCAGAGTTTGATAAGCCAGGTCCACTACTAAAGGACGATGAAGAGCTAGAAAAGGTTTGGAAGAGCGAACATTCTCTTCAGGAATTTCTTGCTCCATCTAACTTCAAGTCAGAAGAAGAACTACGTGCTCGACTAGCAAAGGTTCTTGCTGAAGACTCTGCTCCGGCCAAGCGTGCTAAGGCAGAAAATACTGAAGTTCCATGGGATGATGCTGAGGAATCAACTGCTCCATCATTCAAGGCAACTCATGCGCCGAAGTATTCTGGTGATGATGAAGATGAAGATGAGACAATTAAGTTCTTTAAGAAACTAGCTAACGACTAAAAGAAAGGGAGCTTGGCTCCCTTTTTATTATCCCCACATATTCTTCTTATAGTGTTTCATTTCTTCCCAATGATTACCGCCAATCATAGCAGCCCAATCTGGCCAACCAATATCATCTGGTGTATTATAAGCGTATCCTGAATTATCAGCAGCAGACATTGGACTTGCCCCTCCAGTCATAGAAGGAGTATTAGTAGGAGTTACAGTCTGTTGTTGTGCAGATTCTTCCATTGCCTGTGACTGAACAGCCGCCTGACTTACAGTTCTAGCATTCATAGAAGCCATAGAAGGAGAAGGAGTTAATTCTGCAGAGATCGCTGAAGCTATCATTGGAAGTAGTCCTCCAATCATCCCACCAAACCCTCCAGGTATAAAGCCGCCTAACATTCCCATAAGCTGTCCTGTCATGTCCCCACCCATTGGAGCGCCCATCATACCAGTAGTCATTGGCGCTTGCTGTATTGGTTCTGCTACAGGAGCAGCCATTGGTGCTGCAGAAGGAGCAGTTGTTGATGGAGTAGCTGCATAAGGAGTTGCTCCCTGTGCAGCTCTTTGTTCTGGCGTTCCTGCCATTTGATATGTGTCTGGAACTGCTGGAGCGCCACCTTTTCTGAGCTCAGCATGTAGATGGTCATTATGACCAGCAGCGCCATATGGCCCAGATTCTCTCCAGAAAACCTTATAACCGAGTCTAGTTAATTGATCAGCTAGATGATCAAACTTTGCTCCGAGAACAGGATTTGTCGCTTCTGTATTACCCTTACCAATATTAATATCAATCGCTCTTCCTTCATAATGGGCTCTACCTTTATGAACTCCTGCGACGCCACCAAAAGAAGGATGTTCAGAAATTCTCATTCCCATTTTTTCTAGAGCATGGCCAAGAGCAACAATATCACCAGAAGGTAATGCAGCAGAAGTTTCTACTTTTTCTCCGTGAGCTTGTCCTTCATGCATAGCACCACTGATAGGGCCATGGCCGCCTTCTTTACCAATTGTTTCAGTTCTTGGGGAAGTAGCAGAAGGTACAGCTTCTGGCTTAGAAACTGGTGTAGCAGTTGGCGTTGTTGAGGGTGTAGTTGCTGCAGATGTTACTGGCGTAGCAGTTTCGCCGCCTTTAGAACTTGTTAGTCTTTCTGCATTAGCTATTCTTTTTGATCTATGTTCGCCAGAAGATCTTTCATAAAATTCGTCAACCTTTGCAGCAGCATCAGCTGCAGATTTAGCCATTTTAAGAATATTGCCTGCTTTGGCTTCACTATTTTTTAATTCCCAGTCAACGAAAGCAAGTTGGTCTTGGAATGTAGAACCAATTAATGGTTTTCCCATTATTTGTTGGAATCTTGCCTGCCTATCAGGATGCCATTGTGCTATACCAACAGCTGTGCCTCCATCGCCCTTTTTCTTTCCGCTTATTACAGCAGAAGAAAAATTCTCAGATTCCACTTGAAGATTGCCAACAATACCAGCTGACTGTTCTTTTGACCAACCTTTTGACTGGAAAAATGACATAGCTTCAGAGGAACTACCATTTGGTTGCATTGCCGTGGCTCCACCACCACCGCCACCCATGCCGCCAGCGACATAACCTACTGCTCCACCAACTGCAGCGGCACCGATTTTTTCAACAACGCTTCCTAAACCAGTAGTAAGAGAACTAAGAATATTACCAGTGCCAGATCCAACCAAATTATTGGAAAGGTTGGTATTCATACTTTCAACGTTTCTATTCAATATTCTAATGTTTTTAGAAATATCGCTTAGATAACCTTGCATAGTTGTTTGGATACTGGCCGTTTCTTGGAATATTCTGATTAGGCCATCTATCTTATCATTAGTTTGTTCTGTAGCATATTGACCTTCCTGAATACTATTGTGAAGGTCGTTAATATCTTTTCTTTGTGCAGAAAAAGTAGTAGCAATATCTTTGACTATTTTAGAAAGATTGGCTGCTGAAGCGTTTGCAGCTTGTCTGAATTGACCAGCAGATTCTCCCATTGCTGATCTTATACTTCTGGATACTTCTGCTAATTCTGCCGTTGCCATTTCTTACCTATTTGCTTGTTGTCTTTTTGCTTCTTCTACTTCTTTGATATAATTCACCAACATTTGCACATAGATATCTCGTTCAAATGGTATAAGATTTTCTACATCAGATATTGAATATTTATGGTGCTGAACCAACGAAAATATAGTAGAGTAATAATTACCCAGATCAGTATGGCTCAGCGCCACGTAAAAAAATCGTTTAACGAAGTCAGAACTATTTCTCTGTCATGACCCAGATCGTTTTGATATAAAATCTTGTATTCCATCTTAGGGACATTCAACAGGAATTCCTGGATCTTTTCGAACACCTTGATATTAAGGTTTTCTAAGAATTCGTTCAGTTCTTCCTTCTTATAATCTTTGGCCTCGAAAATCTGCTCTTCAAAATAGATAGAATCTATACAACGAAGAATCAACTCAAACATATAATCTTTGTCTAAGGCCAAAAAGTCTGCATCATCATATAATGCAGCGGAAGGATATTTCATTATAACGCCAGACTTAGGCGTAATTTTAATATTGTTATCAAGGTTCTCTGGATACTTGACCTTAACATCGTCAAGATTAATTTCAAAATCGTATACTTTATTATCTTCTGAATCTTTGTATGATGCTTTAATAACATTATCAACAGAGATAGCTCTTAATCTAAGGAAAATATACTCAATATCAAACAGAGCCAGTTTGCTAATATCCAACTTGGAATCAATAGAGCAGTTGTTTACGATTTGTTTAATAGCCGAAAGCACGTCCGCTGGGTTTTCGCTTTCTTTAGCCATCAACAATAGTTTTTCTTCTTTGACCAAAAACGGTCTAAATTGATAGTCTTTTTTCAAAGAAGGTATATTAATTTTATAAACTGGGTAATCAATCTTAGGTAACTTAGACATTATTTAAACTCCATAATTAACTTGATATTGTTTCTCTTGTATAGCCTGTCATTACTGATCTGTTTTTATCTTCTAGATTAGATTTCTCTAAAGTCGAATTTTCTATTGTGTATTCAGTGTAAGCTATTTGTACGTTAATCTTCATGAGATTCGAATCCCCCCAAGAAAGAGGAAATTCTCTAATAGCTGTTGGAAAGGCTTCGAAAAGGTTTATTTTTTGGATGATGTTACCATAATGGTCGTATATGAATATGATTATGGTAGAAGAATAATTTTCTTTATACTCAGCCGTATAGTTTGGAGCCCAATTTCCAGCTGTTGAACCGTTAAACTGAAACACAGCTCTAGTCCATTGATACCAGTACTGCCAAAATTCACAATAATGATCGCCCAGAACGGAAATATTAATTTCTTGGAACTGAGCGCTGAATGGTTGTTTCTGTGTTGGGCCGATACCATATCTATTGATGTCTGTGGTAACAATAGATATACCAGGAGCCTTTACTTGATCTATTCTAAATTCCATATTTTCTGCTATTTTATAAACAGCAGTTGGCGTTCCTTGATTGCTGAGACTGGCTCCAGTCATAACCTTTGGAGTCTGGACCAAGACCGAGAACGAATTGTTGTCAATATACCCAAAATCTCGGATATTAGTTTGGAATTTGTTTATGTCAAATGGCATCTTTGTTCCTAATAAGGCGGCGAACCGCTATATCTCTTGTTTGGGTTAACTTTCCATCTTTGTAGTGGTAATATAATCGCCTTACCCCAATAATATGGATACACCTCATGAAACGAACTTCTTACATGCCCATACAGATATCTCTTGACGCAACTCTCAAAACCTTTGAATTGGTTTGCATATCTACTCAATAATTCATAAGATATGTTCAATTTGGTTGTTTCATTATATTTATTATTGTTTGTGATAGATTGTAGGGCAGACATCAATTGTGTACGTTGCATATACGGAAGATAATGCAGATTGATGCCCAGAATGCCATCGATGTAAAATTCTATAGGGAAAACTAAAGGGAAAGCGTCATAGAATGGTAGTTTATCTTTGTGCTTTGGGTCGTAGGCGAACAGATACATTCTGCCTACCTTTGGCATAGAATCCTTGGTAAATGGCTTGGATTTGGGTTTCTTTACGTCATCGATCGTATCATAAAACCAATCAAGAGCCGCTTTCGAATCATTCGAAAGAGCTTTGCCAGCATTCCTTACAATCTTGGAAAAATCGTCTTCGGCCATTAGTATCCTTTTGGTATTCCTAATTCTTTTTCTGTCATAATCTTAAACTCAAAACCTCGGTCTCTGCAGTATTCTCTGGCAGCCTTCCATTTGGCCGAATTTACTCCCCAAGTCATCACTTCTTGTATATATCTTTTTGACTTCTTCTTACTTTCTTGGAGCGCTGGTGGTATTGTCTGCGCATAAGGTTTGACCTCAATGAGAACCGTTTTTGACTTACCGTCAATGGTATTTAACCTTGCAGTAAAATCCACATAATATCTATGAATACGGTTGTCCACTGGGGATCTGTATGGTATAACAGTTTCCTCAGAGGACCACCATATTACCTGGGGGTCAGCGTCAAATCGGCTCATTACTAACAATTCCCATCTGGAGCGGTATACAATATTAGTAGGGTCGCCTTTATATTTTTGTGGATTTCTTGGTTTGAAGAATCCTTTATAAGTAGCCATCGTTGTTTTTTGTAATAAATAAATGAAGTAACTATATTTATACCCAAAACAGGAACTCAATGGCCCGTACAATTAATTTTCCACAGCCACCTGGCAGAAACCAGAAAACTAATGATACTTTCCCCAATGACTTGGAGCAAAGTAATAGAAAATTTTTTACGAAATTGACGTTTTCTGAATACAATTACAGTTTTACTGGAGGCGCTGGAGCTATAATGCTCGGAAACAGCGTCACTTTGCCATTCCCAAGAAGATTGAATGATAGTGAAGTCATTATATGGGAAGAATGGTCAGGAACAGCTGCCATAGGTCAGGGCCTGCAGGCTGTTGGGCAATATATTCCCGGCGCTGGCCAGATCGGTCAACTAGCTTCTCAATTGGCCTCTGGGTTGGATATGGCAGGAACCTTTAGCAGCCAGTCAGTTAATCCATTCCAGTTCATGATGTTCAAAAGACCAAACTTTAAAGAACACACTTTACAGTGGTCATTGGCTCCGAACACAGAACAAGAGTCAGAAACTCTCAAAAGAATTATCAATACTTGTAAAAGAGCTGCTTTGCCTTCTGGTGGCAGAACAGACTTGATGATGAGATATCCAAATATTTGTAATGTTTCTTTTACTCCCGATGATTATCTTTTTAAGATCAAAC